CAGGGGTGTTATATTCCCTATCAACCGTATCTGAAAACTCATAGGGTCGTGTAAAAGGGTTGTGGAAGTCGGCGGAGGAAATGACACCTTTTATAACAAATCTCGGATTGCTCTTTGATACGTGATCCGAAACAACTCCAGAGGCGTCTACAGGGTGGCTTGTGATGTTGTTACTTCTCTCCTTATTGTAGTTGATAACAGCATCCAAATATAGAACACTGTCATCCTCAAACATTAATGCCAGTGCCATATAATGCACCTCCCTTCTTGTACGTGATGGTCATCTCTCGTCAGCGGATTCTTGGACTGAAGCGCTACTTGTCATTCTTTGGATTGTCCGAAGAACTTCATCTGAAATTTCTTTGGAGTTCTCTCCTTCTATGTTGAAGAAGACATCCCCCGATATAATCATCTGTCTTGCCCTCTCTTTCTCTTGGAGAGTTTGCGTCTGACGTAATGCAGGAACATCCCAGTCTTGTTTTAATCCCGTCCCTCTCCACCAAGGAATATCGTTCTCCCTGCGGATTTTACCATCCCTGAGCATCTGATCCCTCTTCTTCTCGCTTACGATACCACTTGTCATGTCAGGTAAAAAGGAAGCGGCGATGGTCGCCCTGCTTAATATTTTCCCCACTGCCGACGCAACCGACGCAAACCTACCCGTGCCCTGTGCCCATCCCGGCTTTGACGAGGGCCAGTTGCTGGGTGTTTTGGTTTTGGGGGTTGTTGATGTTGCTGGGGTAGTCGAAGGTATCTTTGGCTTGCCCCCAAACGGACTACCCTTGAAAGCCCCTTTGACCTTGCCCATAACTCCTAACAAAGTCCCAAGAGCGAACACAGAGCCTAGAATTGTTATTGTCCATTCTTGCCAGCTCAATGACTCACCATCTATGATCTTGGCCACGCCTGACATTGCAGGTAGGATAAGCGCCCATACTATAAGCAATCGTCTTGACCATCTGAACAATGATGCAAAGACGCCCACGAGAATCTTGATCTGCGCTGCTGTCTCTGGAGAAGAATTCTCAAGCTTGTTCAACTTTGAGGTCAGGCTTGTGATAAGCTCGATTGGCCCTCTAAGAGATGATGCGAGTTGTCCTGCTGCGGCACCCAGAATAGAAAAGAAGGTTTCTGATCTCAAGAAGAAGTCGGAGAGAGTGTTGACTAACCTTCTAACACCCTCGTCAAACCCAGCTTCGTTGAACGCCTTGTTCGTCATCCAGACGTTTGTCTGTAACCTTCCTAAAGCTGCGCCCGTATTATTGATTGCTTCTTTGAGGGCACCACCTTGGTTAGCGGCCTTCCACATCTCCTCACCAAACGCTGGGAGGATTTTCTCTGACATCAACTTACCGGCTTTCATAGCCTTGTTCATTGATTCTATGGAAGCGTCTTGGGTAATACCCGTCTTGTGAGCTGCCCGTGCCATCGCTCTCATAGCGCCCGGAAGCTGATCGCCCATTTGTAATTTAAGTTCCTGAGCCATGACCTGTCCTGAAGACATCATCTGGCTCAAAGCACGAAAGATTCTCTTAGAATCTGCTGCTGATAGGTTTAGAATCCTAACCTGTGCAGCAACACCTTTAAAGGTATCTCTTTGCTCTTTTAGACCTATCGTTGTATCTCTGGCGGATGCAGCAAACTTGGCATAGTCTTGGCTGATATCCCCCATGAACAAACCCATCTCTTGGGATAGCTCGTGGAGGTATTCTACTTCTGCCTGACCCTTCTCTTTTGAGCCTGTAGCACCTGTCAAGCCTTGCTCTACTGCTTTGTATCCTTGGTAAGACTGTACTGACTTGGCAGCAGCAAAGCCCCCTGCCATGATCCCAAGTCCCGTGTCAGAGTGCAATGCTGAGATAAGTCTGTGATTACCAGCTTGCCGAGGTGATCCCCCAGCGCCTGTTCTATCTCTTACGGAAGCTGCTGCAATCTTGGCACGCTTTAATCGACGGTACTGTCTGATAATAACGTCAAGTTGCTGGGAGCCTCTTTTCTGAGTGATGTTTCCACGCTTCATCTCGGCACGTACATAGGAAAAATCCCTACGAGCCTGCTTCAGCTTTGAGGACTGGGAATCATACCTCTTACCGATTTGTCCAAGCTTCTGACGGGTCTTCTCAAGGGCTGCCTGTTTGCGCTTCTCATTTGCTTGCGCCTCTCTTGCCGCCTTCTGCTCAAGCTGCCCAATCTTATTGCTGACACGCTTGTGGGCTTCTAACTTTTGAGCCTGTGTAGCTCGGGCATCTCCTGATATCCTTTTCGCATCAGACCTAGCTCTCCCAAGGTTGGGCGGAACCTTTGGATAGTCTCTTGCAATGCCCTGTGAGAAGGATTTAGGTGCGCCGCCTGCCGCGGGAGCTGTCGCGGGAGAGCCCCCCATACCCACTACACCAGACTGCGAAGCGGCCCTTGCAGCACCTCCAGAAGCGGCAGAGCCCCCTGTAGGAATGAACGAACTATTACGAAGGATGTTACCCTGTTGGATAGCCGCGTTAAGTGCTAACTGGGAATTCTTAGCCGCCTTGGTTGCACGATCTACTCTACCAAGTCCTCTGACAGCACCCTGTGCGAATCTAGCCTGTGCCATAGACGCATTGCCAAAAGCCCCTACTAGCCCCGACTTGCCATCTACTTGCTGCTTTAGTTTTCTAAGCCTTCCTTGGAATCTTTGTAGCCCTTTTTCATCTACTCTGAATCCTAGCGAAGCATAGAAGTTTGCTATGTTGCTGGACATTTTAACCTCCGAAGGTGCTGTTCTACTTGTTGGCCTCTGCGTCCCTGTTGGAAGCAACCTCTAAACTGTTCTCAATATCAATAATTTCTAACAAATCATAGGCGTCTTCTACAGAGTAATCTCGATCAAGGTCAACCAAGGATGCGTATTTATTCTTAACGATAACGTAAACCTCTGGCTCCATGTCAGAGCTTTCTACAAAGTTGTTCCACACCCTCGAAGTTTGATTATTACCGTCCCCGGGCCCTTCACTTACTGATCTGTATCTCCGGGGACGATTGAAAAAACATCAGAGAAGTTGAATGAGATCACCTCCCAAAGTAGCTGGAACAGTTCTCCGTAGTTGCCGCTGAACTGTTTGTCGAAATCAATCGCGTAACTGTTGCAACTTACACCTTCTAGAAGTGCTTCAATAGTGGACTCATCAAGTTCATCTAGGTTATCTGCCACAACCTCAAGCATTCCTCCAAAGCCTACCTCTTCATTCTCATCCTGACCATACAAACGTCCTAATGCTGGAAGCATAACCTTGGCAACCTGCTTCCCTAGCTTGATGCCCTTACGAGCGCCGAACTGTTCAAGCATGTATGTGTTCTCATTGATTGTTACTTTCTTCTGCTCGCGCATAACTATCCCCTTATTAGATTAGAATTCTAGTAGTGACCTTGAGTTGTCTGTTAGGTCGTGCCTCGTGAGGAATTCATAATGGATTTTCCATGTATTAGGAGTGGCGCTCTTTAAGCTGTATTCAAAATTGGGCACACCTTCTAGGTAGGCGTTTCCAGCTTGCACTCCCGTTCCTCTACTCCCCGTATCATGTATCTGTACAAGAAGTTTTCCTGTCTGTTTGAAGCTGTCCTCTGAAGCTATCTTCGTAAGGACGCTGTTGTCTCTATGGGTGTACATCACTCTAAATGTGATAGTACCTGAGTAATCTCTTGTATTAACTCTTGTGGCCTTCCCTCTAATACCCGCCACATGCCTAAAGGTCGGAGAGTTCTTCTCAAAACTTATGAACTTGTCATCCGCAAGACCTTCTATTCTGTAATCATTAATAGTGAGGACGATATCTTTAGGGGAAAATGTGCCTACCTGTAACATAAACTCTCCTTACCCCAATCCAAGCTGTTTTGTCAAAGAGGAAATATAATTAATTGAATCCCAAGTGTCTACGTCGGTATTTCCACCAATAGCGAAAGATACATTTGTGCATCTGATCTGCCATTCTCTTGAGACAATCCCTTTTTCGTACTTAGCTTCCGGGGGCTTCTCTATCCAGCAAAGGCCGCATAAGAACACAGATGTGCCAGAGGAGTCCTTGGCGAATATTGGGAATATTCCATTCTGGGTAAGATTATCAACCTGTGAGAGAAGGTTTAGGATTTTATTAGAGGGGGAGGTCTGGGAGAGGGATATTGTCAGGGTGTATACCTGATTGGGGACGTGTGTTCGTTCTGTGGTTCCTAATGCACCTACTGAAGTTTCATAGAACTTTTCATCTTTCTTGAGATTGATGAGAGAGTCTTCGCTGAAAGAAGTTACTTCATATATAGCTCCTAGTATCAACGTAACTTCAGAGGGGTCATAAGTTTGCAAAGACATGCTTATACCCTCTTAGGTTGATGGGGCGCGGAAGCGCCCCCTTTATACTGTTATTCTAATTAACCGCCTACGTTTCCACCAAGCTTGTTGATAGCGCTTTCATCTTCAGTGGAGAAACCTCCATTGCCGCCGATAGTATACTTCGGGAACGGCATGCGAACCATCCACTCACGGCCTTCAATAGAACCTCCACCTGCAAAGCTCTGAGTAGGCTCTGATTGGATGTAAGCGTATTCATCAACGTAGAGGGTTGTCCCCGACGTGTCTTTGACAGTCATTGTGAATGTTCCATCCAAAGTCTCTCTGTCCTCATTGAGAAGGAGACTAAATACATCATTAGAATGTGATGTCTGGGATAGTGTCAGAGTGATGTTAAACGCCTTGCTGGGCTGATGTGCGCGATATTCTTCACCACGAGCGCCCACTGTTGGAGTAAATCGTTCAGTAGCTGGTTCAAAGGACACGAATGTGCCCTCTGCAAAGTTTGTTACAATGTGGTTAATGTCATCATTGGAAATGATAACTTCCACAGCATCTGGGGAGAAAGTCTGGAGACCTGCCATTATACCTACCTCTTGTTTGTTGTTGTGTTAAATTGTCAAGGTGCCCTTGATATTTACAAAGTGAACGGCACCTGCCAATGTTGCGGTAAACTCGAAACCACTTGCAACACGGTTGGCACGATCGTTCGGACTGGCCTTTCTTGGATTTGGTACAGTAACTTCAAACCCCGGAATAAGACCTCCAACAGCAACACCTTGGCTAAGAATCTCTGTGATACGTCCTTCAATGATAGCGAATCCAGCTTTTGAGTAGGGAATCTTTTCAGAGTTTACAAGAGTCATGTAAACGCGTTCTCGAATTCGTGCTTCGATCCAATCGGAGAACCGAATAATATCAGCAAACTCTCCATTGACCATACGACCTTCCTGAAAGATAGCACGCCCACCAACATCTGAATAGGTGTTATAACCTTTGCCGTAATCGTACTTGGAACCTTTTAGTACAAGGTCTTGGGTAGTTGTTAGCTTGGACGGCGTTACGCCTGTCACTGTCCGGAACTTCATTGTGGTGCTGCCGGGGTCTTTAGGAGATTGAAGACCAACAATAGCGCACTCGGGGAACTCGTCTACATTCTCTGGGTAGATCAAGAAGGTTCTAAACAACTCCCGTGACTGTAGAATCGAGCCAATATCACCTTCCTCACGGGCATCAAGAGCATCACGTCCTTTGTAAGATGCGGCGTAAAAACGCCCTGTTGACTGTACAACATTTGCCAAAGACTCAATGCCTTCGGGATCATGTGTGTAAGAAGTGACAAAGTAGAAGTCGCTATCAACAAGAGCGATATCGTTGTAGGCGTCTCCCAAGCTTTCGGTAATCTCAATGTCAGTAAGCTGAGTGGTTGTAGTTGCCTGAGAAAATGTCGAGGGGTCTTCTGGAATAATTGTGAACGTATTATCTGTTCCGCTAAACTCGAAAGACCCGCCAATACCCTTGTCA